AGGTCGTGGCCTATGCCTACTACCCAGGCGGCGAGATGTCAGGGTCGCGAGCGATCTACCTGATGCCCGAAGAGGTCGCCCACTTCGCGCCCTATCCCGACCCGACCGCCAGGTTCCGGGGCATGAGCTGGCTGACGCCGGTTGTCCGTGAGGTCGCCGCTGACAGCGCGACGACCAGCCACAAGCTGGAGTTCTTCAAGCACGCGGCCACGCCCAACATGATCGTCAAGCGAGGCGTGCCGGCGGCCAACGAGTCGTTCACCGACTGGGTGAAGAAGATGCGCGAGGCGAGCGAGGGCAGCCAGAACGCGTACAAGACGTTCTACATGAGCCAGGGCGCCGACGCGACCGTCGTCGGGCGCGACTTCCAGCAGATCGAGCTGCGCGCCACCCAAGGCGCCGGCGAGGTCCGCATCATCGCCGCGTCGGGGCTGCACCCGGTCATCGTCGGCGTGTCCGAGTCGCTCCAGGGATCGAGCCTCAACAGCGGCAACTTCGGGGCAGCTCGTCGACTGACGGCCGACACGTTCCTGCGCCCCGACTGGCGCAACTTCTTCAGCTCGATGGAGACGATCGTCCCGCCGCCGGCCGGCAGCCAGCTCTGGTACGACGACCACGACATCCCGTTCCTCCGGGAAGACGCGGCCGACGCGGCGAACATCCAGCACGTCAAGGCGTCGACGATCACCCAGCTTGTCCGTGACGGCTTCACCGCCGAGTCGTCGGTCGCGGCCGTCAACGCCGAGGACATGTCGCTGCTCGTCCACACCGGGCTGTTCAGCGTCCAGCTCCAGGCGCCAGGCTCGACGAAGATGCCGGCCGGCGAGGTTCCGGGCGAGCTGCCCGTCGGCACCGGCCCTGGGCCGGCCGAGGTTCCCGCCGGCGCGACCACCACCAAGCCGCTGACGAGCGGGACGAACGGCAAGACGCCGGCCCAGACGCCCGGTCGATCGGAGCTGCTCGAGTACCTGGTGACGGCCCGCGCCGCCGCCGACTACCAGCGCGACGGCGAGCCCGACTACCTGTTCGTCCGCTACAGCCCTGACCAGCCACGCGTCCCGGCGGGCGATCCGGCCGGCGGCCAGTTCGGTTACGCCGGTGGCAAGGCTGGGCTGTCGTACGACAAGCTCACGACCGAGGCCCTGGCCGGCGGCTTCAGCGTCACGACCCACGGCGACGTGCCGATGGGCGGCTACATGGTCAGCCCGTACTCGGGGGCCGAAGAGAAGTTCGACGCCCGGACGATGACCAGGGCCGACGTCCACCGCTACCGCGACCAGCACGCCAAGCAGCTCAGTCAGCCGGACCACTACCTGGGCGGCTGGCGTGACGGCGACACGGTCTACCTCGACATCGCGATCCACACCGACTCAGCCAGCAAGGCCAAGGCCCTGTCCGAGGAGCACAACCAGCTCGCGTACTTCGACCTGGGGAAGGGCGAGTCGGTCTACCTCCAGGGTGCGGCGGCGCACTGATGGCGAAGCCGCACCTGGCCCTGGTCGACCCGAACGACGAGGGCGCGATCGACAGCTTCCTCGAGGCGCTCGGCGCCGGCCGATCGTCCCGAGCTGCCGAGGAAGAGGACGACACCCACCACTACTACGGCGCCTGGTACGGCGGCAAGGCGTCCCACGGCGGGCATCCGGTCGAGGGCCACCCGAGCGGCCATAGCGGGGCCCACAAGTCGGCGGCCGGCATCTCGCACGGGGCGCCGGTCGGGGGCACGCCGGCGCACGCTGGGCCCGTCGCCGAGCACGTCGTCGCCTTCGAGAGCGGGATCAACAAGAAGAACCCCAAGCTCGAGTACGGCCAGGCCTGGGACAAGGACGGCAACCAGATATACGCCCAGGCCCAGCGCGGAACCAAGACTGCGATCAGGTGGAAGACCGACACCCACAAGTGGCGGGGCGGCACGCTGACGCACTTCCACCCGCGACTCGAGGCCGAGGGTCACTACCCGACGTCGCTGTCCGACACCGACATCATCACCGCGCTGAGAACCGGCCTGCACTCGATCCGAGCCTTCAACAACGACGGGTCGATGGAGCTGATCAATCACGGCTTCGCCGGCAGCATCAACGAGGTCGCCAAGGCCCTGGTGAACGGCAAGGCCGATGTGATGCTGAAGCTGGCGTTCCGAGACACGGCGCGGTCGCCGCTCGACTACAGACAGGCAGCGACCGCCTTCTACAAGGACTACCACGACATGGTCGTGAAGACGATCGGCGGCTTCGCCGGCCTTGAGCTGCGGATGACCGGGCCGTGATTGAGCTTGACGACGCAGACGTCACCGCAACGACCGACCTGGTGGTCACCTTCACCGACCGGGTGGAGCACTGGGGGCCTGGCCCGCTCGAGCTTGCGCAGCTCACGGCGACCCGCCTCGCGGCCAACCCGCCCGCCGGCTTCGTGTCCGCCCACGTCGAGCAGCTCCCCGAGGACCGCGACGACGAGCTGGACGGCGAGGATCGGGGGGTCGCCCAGGACTACATCAAGGCCGAGCACGGGTACTTCGCCGGCGCCCGCCCGAAGCGCCTGGTCAACCCGATCGTCGTGCGCGACTGGCACGACACCTACGGCGAGGCGATCGCCTCGGCCGCCAAGGCCCACGGGATGACGACCAAGGCATACACCGACGCCGCGAACGCGAACATCCAGCGGGTCTTCGACGAGGCCCACGTCCAGGTCAACGTCCCGACCGAGTACATGGACGAGATTCTCGCCGACGGCCGGCTGAAGTCGCAGTTCGAGTCCAGCACCTCGCAGGGGGCGCTCAACCCGCCGCTCCGGGCCGCCCAGGAAGAGGCCCTGTTCGCCCTACCGTCAGACACGCCGCCGGCCCAGCGGCCGATCTACGGCTACCTCCAGACGGCGCCCGCCAGTGAGAGCATCTGGGGCTCGACCGACAGCTACGGCGACGTGGTGCTGACCCTCAACGACTCTGTCCGTGCCCGGACGACCGCGACCTGGGACGACAGCTTCCCGGCGCCGGCGGCGACACCGATCAAGGGCGCGACCATCGCCGGCTACACCGAGATGGGTGCCGCCGGCAGCGTGCCCCAGGTGCTGAAGGGCCAGTTCTCCAAGGTCGATCCGCTGACCCTCCCGTCGGTCGACGCCTTCCGGGGCCACGCCCCGTACGTCGAGGCCCAGGTACATGGCGGTGTCAGCGTCAAGGACATCGCCAAGGTGACGTTCGTCCCCAGGCCGGACCCGGTCATGGGCGAGGTCGACTGGGACCACACCGCGATCAAGGCGCAGCTCGACAAGCTCGGCATCCCCTGGGAGGACGCGCAGTGAACGGCGGCCAGGTGATCGCGCGGCGCGGCGCCGGCCGGCTGCTGGTCCGGTTCGACGACGGCTCGGGCCAGATTGTCGACACCGCCGGCAAGGCGCTGTCCCAGAAGGCGACCCAGTGGGAAGCCCTGGTCAAGGACGCGTACTGGTCGACGACCGATCTGCCCAAGCGCGGTGTCGCCCAGGACTGGACGAAGGGCGAGGGCGGCCTGTTCACGGGCTCGCGCCCAGGCGGGCCCGATGGCTTCGCCAGCGTCGACGCGGCACACGCCTACGGCGAGGAGGGCTGGAAGAGCTGGCGGCGCGGGCTGTCCGCCGACGAGCGCGACGCCGTGACCGGCTACCTCGAGGACGTCGACAGCGTCAACGTCCCGCTCCGCGACGGCGAGCTGCCGACCGACTTCGCCGCCGACTACATCGACCCGCTCGACACGGCTCTCGGCCGGTCGAAGATCCCCGAGGACATGATCCTCTACCGGGGCACGACCGCCCAGGCGCTCGGCGCCGATCCGGCGACCCTGGTCGGCAAGACGTTCAAGGACCTGGGCTACCCGTCGACCTCGTTGTCCGCCGACATCGCCATGAATTACGGCGACATCGTCGTGGTGATCGAGGCCACGAAGGGCATGAAGGGCGGCTTCATCGACCGGACGGCCAAGGACCAGGCCGAGAGCCTGGCGCCCCAGGAAGCCGAGGTCCTGCTGCCACGCGGCTCGTCGTTCAAGGTCGTCAGCTTCGACCCGACGGCGCAGTACGGCGCCTGGAAGGGCGGGGCCCTGACCGTGAGGTACACCCAGTGACGGCCGCCGAACGGCACCACTGGCTCTGGGACCAGGGCGACATCGTCTGGGACGGCGCCGCAGCTCGAGGCGTCGCGCAGGACTACATCAAGGGAGCGCACGGACTGTTCGAGGGCGCTCGTCCTGGCGGGGCGCATCTCATCAAGCCGATCGCGTCGG